AGCCCCTGATCTAAAGTAGTGCAATCCGCCCGTTTTTTCGGGCGTATGGCACTAGCGGATTTATATCGTCCGCGCTCATACGATACAGACCGTTCTCAACCACATAAGGACGGCTGTAATGAACCACCTCCCTGAAACAGGCTTCCTCCGGCTGCCGCAAATCATTGGCGACGCCAATGCGGTGCCGCCGATCCCCCCGATCATCCCCGTCAAGAAGTCCTGCTGGTGGGATGGCGTCCGCACGGGGCGCTTCCCGAAACCAGTCAAGCTCGGCCGCTGCACGATGTGGCGCGTCGAAGATATCCGCGCCCTGATCAAGTCGGTCTAACGGAGGGGCGCATGTTCGAACAATTTCAGTGCAACGCCGAGGTCCAGGAGCCCGACTTCGCAATGTATGAAGCGAAAAAGGCTGCCTGGGTGAAGGCTAACCCGGGTGCCACGCCGACGGAATACGAGGCTGCGATGCGTGCCATCGCACGCGAGTGCGGGTTCTAATCATGGCCCGCATTCGCACGATCAAACCCGAGTTCTGGACTTCGGAGCAGGTCGCCGACTGCTCGCTGGTCGCGCGTCTCCTGTTCATCGGGATCTGGACCTTTTGCGACGACCACGGGGTGCATCCGGCTTCCACCAAGCGCCTGAAGATGGAAGTGTTCCCGTCCGACCAGATTGGCGATGGCACGATCCAGGCCATGATCGACGAGCTGGTGGTGGCGGGACTGCTGTATCCCTATCAAGTCGACGGGAAGGGCTACTGGCAGGTAACCGGCTGGACGAGGCATCAGAAGATCGAGAAGCCTACTTATCGCCATCCGGTCCCGGAAGCGCAGGTACAAGCCGATCATTCGCTGATTACTCGCGGAGCAGTCGATGATAATTCGCCGACTACTCGCCGAATTATCGACGAGCAGTCGACGAGTACTCGCCCACGGAATGGAAAGGAGTCTAAAGGAAGTAAAACATTGTCCGATATGTCGGACGCCATTGCCATCCTCGATTACCTGAACGAGAAGACCGGCAGGCGCTACAAGCCGCTCAAGGCGACTGTTTTGCTGATCGTGGCTCGCCTGGGCGAGTCGTCGATCGACGAGTGCCGCGCGGTCATTGACGCCAAGGTCGCGGCCTGGCAGCACGACGACAAAATGCGCGTGTACCTACGCCCGGCCACATTGTTCAACGCGACGAAATTCGCGAACTACGCGGGCGAACTCGACTTCTCCAGCAAGAGTGACGAGAGGGACTGGGAATGACGCTGCCACTTCCGCAGAACGCAGCACTGATCGTGCAGGCACGTATGAAGGGCTTGCGCCCTGCCGGTTTGGTCATCGTTTCGCTGCGTGGCCGGGTACTGACGCAGCAGCCGCTCGTGCTGGCAGAGCCGGGCATGGCCTACGACTGGCGCTGGGTGCGCGGGCTCGACGTGTGCGTGTATGTGTGCGACCTGGATAACTGGGCTTTGACCTTGAAGGCTATCGCTCTGGCGGAGCCCGCGAACCTGGACGTGTGGAACCCGGGCGGCAAATGGGGCGCGCACGTCTATCTGGTGCCGACCGCAGAGGATGTGGGCAAACCGGTCTCGATGTGGACGCGTGAGCTGGACTTCCTGAAGTGGATGGACTTTCAAAACAAGGATTTTATAACCGGCCGCACCTATGCGCGTGGCCCCGGAGGTGTGCCTTATGCAGCTGATCCCTGACGATATCGATTTCGCTGCCTACATGGAGGAACAGGAGGCGCATGTTGTGCGCCCTGCATCGGACTGGCTGCAGGACACCATTGACGCTTTCTACGCCCCTCCCGACACCCGTGCTGTGCCGACCATGCTGTGGCAAAAAACGCGGTCGAAAGTAGCGTTTCGCCGTGGCGAGGTCTCCGTGTGGGCGGGCATCAACGGTCACGGCAAGAGCATGTTCTTGTCGCAGGTAGAACTGGACCTGTGCTATCAGGGCGAACGCGTGATGGTCGCTTCGTTCGAGATGAAGCCGGTCAAGCAGATGCAGCGCATGAGCCGCCAGGCGTATGCCGGCCGCGATCCGACGCGTCAGTTCTTGTGCGATTTTCACTGCTGGACCGACGGACGCCTGTGGATGTATGACCATGTCGGAGCCGTGGAATGGCGAAAGCTGATCGCCGTGATGCGCTACGCGGTGCGCACGTTCGGCATCACGCAATTCGTAATCGACAGCCTGATGAAGTGCGTCCGCGGCGAGGATGATTACAACGCGCAGAAGGATTTTGTGAACGAGCTGTGCGCATTCGCCCAAACGCACCAGGTGCATATCCACCTGGTCCACCACGTCCGCAAGGGCGAGAGCGAAATGAGCGTGCCTGGGAAGTTCGACATCAAGGGTGCTGGCGCGATCACGGACATGGTGGACAACGTGTTTATCGTGTGGCGCAACAAGAAAGCGGAGCGGGATGGCAAAGGTGAGCCAACCTGTATCGTCGCGTGCGAGAAGCAACGCAACGGCGAATACGAGGGCAAGTTCGGGTTCTGGTTCGACATCGAATCGCAGCAGTACCTCGAAACCGCCGGAGAGATGGCGAACCGCTATGCGATCCGCGCAGGGTAACGAGGCGCGGATCGCAATGGCGAGGGCTAAGGGGCTGAACTGGGAACACTACTGCCCCGGCCCAAGGGAAGCAGCCGGACGCCTGTATTTGGCCTGAAGAGAACGCCCTGAGCAGGCTGTTTCGAGCCACTCGAACTTGGTAACCTCTAGTGTCACCTCGGCGGCGTGTCCATCAACAATGACAGCAACTGCGGTCCTGTCCTTGTTGGTGAAGACCAGCACAGGGCCAGACGGTTCAGCGATGGTAGAGTCGCGGACTTCAATGACGCCCAGCTGTATTGGGAACTCGCTGGCGCGCTGCTCAAGCGAGAGGCCGCGCCGTGCGGTCAGTGTCACCAGGTCGTCCAGACGTTCGCCCATATCCGCCGCCGCTGTACTGCAGCGTTGCACTGGCCGCCCGTCCGCAAAGGTGGACAAGATCTGAAAGGGCGCATCTGGTGCGGACCGTTGTGCGGTGGTCATACCAAGCGAGGTCGCATAGGTCAGCGACATGACGGATTCTGGGAGAATGCTCATCAAGGTGCTGCCTTTGCGAATATTCCCGTCCAAACGCGACGACGCCCAGCCTGCCAATCCAATGCCCAAGGCTACTCCCGCGATGAAGAGTCCAGCGCCAAAAATCAGCGGCCGAATACCAAACGGATGCGGCATCAAAACACCTCCACGGCAGTGCCGAGCGGTGCCCATTCGAACAGTGTCCGTGCGTCGGCTTCGGTTAGGCGAACACATCCGTGCGATCCGAACCACTCGCTTACCCTGCTGCGGAAAGCGCGGACGACGTTCAGGGGTGCGGCGCCATGGTACTGGTGCAGCGCCTTGCCATCTGCGGTGAAGAACATCGCGTAGTTCATCTGTACATTGTAAGCACGGCTACGGTATATCTCGTGCTTTCGCTGAATTTTGAACTTGCCGCGATCGGTCGGGTGATCCTTGTCGCCGCTGACGCATTCAAAGCGATGGATGCGTTCGCCCCCATCGTACGCATCTACCATTTGCGCCGTCAGGTTGACCTTGATGACCTTGCGCGACTTTGACGGGTTCGCCTTGGGGGCAGATCCGGTGGCGCGCATCATGCGATCCTGTTCGTCGCCAGGTCCCAGCCGCCGGCCGTGTTGCCAGCGCTACCGCCTACGATCTTCTGCTGGGTGTACTTCCACCGGATCTTGGAGAACTTGAGTCCCAAGGTCTCGGTCGGGAAATCGCCACCGAAGCTGGGCGCCAGTGCCCGATCAGCACGTTCTCTAGCTCGACCTCGAAATACTTGATCGGCTCGCCGTTGCCATCTGCGCGCAGCATTTCGAGTTTTGCTTTCGGGATCGTTTTCCCGCAAGCGCATGTCTGCGCCAGCAGCGGGGACGCCAGGTCCACCAGCTTGCTGATGCTGATCTCGCTGAGTTCAGCACGCTCGGCGGTGTGGCCACCGCCAGTCGATGCAGTCGCGCTCTTGGGCTGCTTGATCTCCCAGTGCACCATCGTGCACTCGATCCAGCCTTGGTGCTTGCTGTCGGTCGATTCGCCCTTGATGCCGTCGAGCTGTAGGTAGTAGTCCGCTGCCATGATGCCTCCGCTGTGTGGTGAGGCATTCTGGCTTTGGCGGGGGTACTGCTGCTTGGCAGGCCTCAAAAGGTTGAGAGACCAGACACAACAGTGGCTGTTGAACTGCGGTCATAGGTCCGCACAAGTCGTTCAACGACGACATAGCAAAAATCTCTGGTTGCATCAGTTAACCAGGTCTTTAAACGCACCCCTTTCAAGGTCTATCGGGCATTAACCCGAGCCCGACATGTCTAATGTATTTTTCAGACATGTTCGGGAGTAAGCCATGGTGCTGGATGACGTAATGGCCCGTTTTGCTGAGCGGGCACCGGTTCCCGTGATGGCGAGATTAGCCGTTCAGCGGACCTTGGACCGGAACTGGATCGACACAGTGTTCGAAGGGCATCGGCGGTTGCAGTACACGCGCGAGCTGCTGTTTTCGTCTGTCGTTGAGATCATGTCGGTTGTAGCGATGGGGCTGCGTCCATCGCTCCATGCCGCGGCCAAAGCGTATGCAGGGTTACCGGTATCGGTCACGGCTTTGTATGACAAGATCAACCATACCGACCCGAGTGTTATTCGGGCGCTGGTTCAAGGCAGCAATGAGCGGCTTGAGTCGGTCATAAATGCGATGCAGCCAACCCGAGCGGCGACCGTGGAAGGCTACCGCCTGCGCATTGTGGACGGCAACCATCTGCCCGCAAGCGAGAAGTGGCTCAAGCCCTTGCGCCAGTTTCGCGGTGCCGCCTTGCCGGGACATTCGCTAGTGGTTTACGACCCGGACAGCGGGTTGGTGATTGATATGATTCCTTGCGAAGACGCTCACGCCCAAGAGCGCGCCTGCATGTCGCCGATACTCGAACGTGCACAACCCGGTGAACTGTGGATCGCCGATCGCAACTTCAGCACCAGACCCATCCTGTCTGGCTGGCATCGGCACGGTAGCGCTTTCATCGTACGCGAGCATGGTCGTACGCCCAACCCCATCGCTTGCTCTGAAATGCGTCCCTGTGGGCGCGTTGACACTGGCGTCGTTTCGGAGCAGTTAGTCAGCATCCGTACCGAGCAAGGCGAGGTCGTGTTTTTACGTCGTATCGAGCTACAACTGGACAAGCCGACCGACGATGGCGATACAGTAATCCGGCTGTTGACCAACCTGCCTGAGTCGGCATTCAGCGCTGAATACATCGCATCCCTTTACCGCAGGCGCTGGCGGATCGAAAATATGTTCCAGCGCCTTGAAGCGGCCTTGAACAGCGAAATCGCAGCATTGGGACACCCGCGCGCCGCATTGCTGGCATTTGGCGTTGCCGTATTGGCCTATAACGTGCTCGCGCTGATCGAACGCGCCATCACGGTTCGCCATCAACTGGACCAAACCGGCGAGATCGAACTATCGGCCTTCTATCTCGCATTGGAGATCAAGGCCGCCTATGAAGGCATGATGATCGCGCTTCCCAGCGGCGATTGGCAGCGCTACGACAATCTCAATGCCGGCGAGTTGGCGAACTTGCTGCTGCAGGTCGCCGAACATGCTGACCCGCTCAGACTACGCAAACACAAGCGCGGCCCGAAGGTGCCCAAAAAGCCGGGCTACGTGTCTGGCGCAGAGGCCCGCAAACACGTTTCCACTGCGCAGGTGCTCAAGAATGGGAGAATTTTCTAAAGACCTTGAAAGGGGTGGTCTTTAAACGGTAACCTCGGTGGTTACACGAAGAAGGTTACATCCCGAGTTACATCCAAAGACAAGGTCTGCAGTTTTTGTTGGCCAGGGACTAGTGGGAAATTGGTTCGGTGCGTATTCACTCAACTGTAGTCGTCCCTATGGTAGGCATGCATTTTTGTCATGTTGCCGAGTTTGCATTTCCGGTTCGTAATCCCATCTAATCCGGCCAAATCCCATTTACATTGGGCAACCATCATGAGATCATGACCAAATCGCTATTGATGAGGCAACACTATGTCAGACCGTTGGTTGTCAGTTGAGGAGATTGCTGAACATCTCGGGGTTAGCAAAGACAGTGTGTACGCATGGATCTCGAAAAAAGAGATGCCGGCTCATCGGGTGGGGCGCTTCTGGAAGTTCCAGCGTATGGATGTTGATGCATGGGTAAAGTCCGGTGCAGCTGACGAAAGCAAATCCGCCGACGAAAATTGACAGGTGTGCGGATGCCGATGAAGCAATAGTTACTGGATAAGATGAGATGACGGAATCATACCTTTCAACACTTCTACAATTGCGCGTCCTGATTGGGTATCTAGGCGAACGCGCAAACTTTGCTTGGTGGCCAACAGCTTTTTATGAGGCGTCGAGTCGTCTCTTCTTGGAGCCGGTTTTTTCCAAAACCACTTCCCTGGCTCAGTATCACGGTGTGCTAGAGGCAGCACGTCGTCTTCACGATGAGCACTTAAGTGTTGGTAGCTACCATTTGTTCCGTCTGCCAGAAGAGGTCGAACAGGATCTTCATCTGCTTGTGCAACAAAGCAGTGGTGAGTTTACTAACCAGGTACCAAAGAATATAGACGAGGCACTCGGCGCTTTGGATAAACTTGTGGTCACTGGCCTGACGTTTAACGTCGGCCCAATGGCTATTGGAAGTATTAAAGATATTCAATCTGTTGATATTTTGCGTGCCATAGCTGGTGCTTATTCATCAGCTTTCTCGCAGAACTGTCAAACTTATCCTTATCTCGTTGGATAGCTGTGGCTGATAAGAAGTTCTACACAACCCAGTTGCAGGCAGGCCTCGGACTCGTCAACGAGACTAAGACACTGCTCGACCTGTGGTCGCCCGGCATGTCAGCGAACCAATTGCACCAGGTCGCTTTGGAATCGGGGCGATTTCCGAATGTCACTGCACGCCGACTCCGTAATATCGTTGTTGAGTGCTTCGCTCCTCGATATTTGATAGCAGCGGGCGCGCCAGCAACACACCTTAAGCGGCTGGCCGGGACAATTCCAACGGCTGACCTTACACAGCTCATGCTCGTGTTTACGAGTCGAGCAAATCCAATCTTCGGCGACTTCGTTCGGCAGGTTTATTGGGCGCGGTATGCAGGTGGATATACCCAGCTTACTAATGCTGATGCTCGAGCTTTTGTTGAACGTAGTATCGACGACGGCAAGACTAGTAAACGCTGGTCCGAAACGACGATGCGGCGTGTCTCTGGCTATCTGACTGGATGCTGCGCCGACTATGGAATGCTAGAGCAGGGACTGCGTTCAAGTCGCCGCATTCTGCCGTTCCGTATATCGCCGTCAGCCGTTGCTTATCTAGCCTACGAGCTCCATTTTTCTGGTGTTGGCGACAATGCTCTGCTGGCACACGAAGACTGGCAGCTGTTTGGTCTGGCCCGTGAGGACGTGCTAGAAGAGATCAAGCGGCTTTCGCTGCAGGGACTACTCATCCTCCAAGCGGCGGGTGACGTGATTCGAATTAGCTGGAAACTACAAAATATGGAGACGCTCTGCGATGTCCTCACTCAAAGCTGATTTTGACGAGTTGCGCGAGCGCATTCGGCACGGGCGCGAGCTTGGCCATGCGAGCTTCGAGCCGATCTACTACCTGGTCTTCGCCCCAGAACAAATCCTCGAGGTGAAACGGCAGACGCCCGCGTGGGTAGCCAAGCTTCGTCAGGAAGGCTGGGATGTGCACACGTTCTCCATCGCCGAACAGATCTGGGCGCTGCTCAAAGACGACCCGTTCTGGTCCCTGTGCGTAATGGAAGACAAGTCGGCGCCACTGGATTGGCCGCGTACCAACAAGGCGCTGGCGGACATCCTGACCGCTGATAACGGACTACTGAAGCGGCTAGAGGATGCCCTACAGCCGCTCGAAGGTCAACAGAACGCGCTGCTGTTGGTAACGGACCTTGAGGCACTGCACCCGTTTGTGCGGATCGGCGCCATCGAAAGCCAGCTCCAGGGCAAGTTTCATGTGCCGACGGTTTTTCTGTACCCCGGCGTGCGAACTGGCAAGACGCGCCTGAAGTTTCTCGGCTTCTACCCGGAAGACGGCAATTACCGCTCCGTCCACGTCGGCGGCTGAACAGACAAAAGAACCCTGAAATAGACCTATGACCATTCGCTCACTCTTCGATTCAAGCAAGGACATCTACCGGACCATTGAGAAGGTCATCACCTATGGCGCCTCACAAGAAGGCCGCCTCAAGGCTGAGATCTCTGAATACGTGGTCACCGAAAGCATTGAAGAGCAGTTCCGCAAGCTCCTTGAACGCATGCAGCTTGCGATGGAATCCGGTGGCGAAAATGAGGTGGGCGTCTGGGTCTCTGGCTTCTACGGCTCTGGTAAGAGCTCGTTCACCAAGTATCTCGGCTTGGCGTTTGACGATCACCGTACTATCGACAGCACGCCGTTCATCAACTACCTGCAGGATCGCCTTCACAAGCCACAGACCAAGGCCCTCCTCAGCACTGTGGCGAAGCGCTTCCCGGCCGCCGTGGTCATGCTTGACCTCGCCAGCGAAATGCTCGCCGGCGCCACGATGGAAGATGTTTCCACGGTGCTATATTTCAAAGTGCTGCAGTGGGCCGGCTACTCGCGCAACCTCAAGGTCGCGGCCTTCGAGCGCATGGTTGAGAAGGATGGGCGCACGCATGAGCTACATGAACGGATCGCCAAGGCGCTGCCGGGCGCAACCTGGGCCCGAGTACAGAACAACCCACTGGCAATCGACGGGCTGATCCCCAAGATCGCCTATGAGATGTATCCGGCACTCTTCCCAGAGGCCAAGTCCTTCTCTTCCAGCACCGAGGGCTTCTTCCAGTTCGAAGACCAGCGCGTGCAGGAGATGATCGACATCGTCCGCGAAAAAAGCGGCAAGCAGAACATCATTTTCATTGTCGACGAGGTCGGTCAGTACGTGGCCTCGCGCGACAACCTGATCCTCAACCTCGATGGCCTGGCCAAGAACCTCAAGCGGCTGGGAGACGGCAAGGCATGGATCATCTCTACGGCGCAGCAGACGCTGACGGAAGACGACCCACGCGCCGCACTGAACTCCGACAAGCTCTACAAGCTCAAGGACCGCTTCCCGATCCAGATCGACCTCGAATCGAGCGATATCAAGGAGATCTGCTACCGCCGTCTGCTCGGCAAATCTCCAGCGGGCGAGACTGAGCTTGGCAAGCTGTTCGATGCTCATGGTCAGGCATTGCGACACAATACCAAGCTGCAGGACGCCAAGTATTACGACGCGGACTTCAGCAAAGAGAGTTTCACCAATCTCTACCCGTTCCTGCCGGCGCACTTCGACATCCTGCTGCACCTACTCGGCGCGCTCGCAAAGTCCACCGGCGGCATCGGCCTGCGCTCTGCGATCAAAGTGATCCAGGATGTCCTGAAAGGTGAAGGCGGTACCAAGGCAATGGCCGATCAGCCCGTGGGCTGGCTGGCCACCACGGTCACGCTTTACGACGAGCTGGAGAAGGACATTCGTCGCGCTTTCACGTCCATCCACCAGGCGGTTGGCAAGGTCCAGATTCGCTTCCCAGATTCGCAACTCCATCAGGACATTGCGAAGTCCGTCGCCGTGCTGCAGATCCTCGGTAACCTTCCGGTGTCGGTGCAGAACGTCGCTAGCCTGATGCATCCCTCCGTCACGGCACCTTCACAGCTCGACACGGTGAAGAGTGCCGTTGAAGAGATGCTGAACGACGTGCATGTGCCTCTAGGCGAGAAGGATGGCAGCCTTGTGTTCCTCAGTGAAAAGTTGCGGGATATCGAGCAGGAGCGTGGTGCCATCGCACTGCGCACCGTGGACGTGAAGCGTATCTTTAACGATGCACTGCGCGAGTCATTCGACCCGCTGCCCCGCGTCAGTCTTCATGGCACGATGGCTGTCGCAACGGGCCTGAAAATCCAGTCCGGCAGCACCATCACTAGCCTGGCCGGTGATCAAAGCACGATCCAGACCGTTGTCGAGTTGGTGCCCGCCAGCGACTATGAGACCGCCAAGAACCGGATGCTGGATGACTCCCGCAGCCGGGCGGGTCGAAATGTCATCGGGCTCTTGGCTCGCGCCAATTCCGAACTCGACGATCTGGCAAACGAAATCTATCGCTGCCAGCGCATCGCTGAATTGCATCGCAACGAGCCTGACCAAGAGGTCAAAGACTACTGCACTGGCCAGCTCGACCGTGCTGCCAAGCTGGCTACCCAGCTGCAGAGCAAGATCAAGCAAACCCTGCAAGCAGGCTCGTTTGTGTTCCGGGGACAGGCCACGGCGGTGTCGGCGCTGGATGCCGATCTGCTGGAGGCCGCCAAGAAGCTGCTTTCCGACGTAGCTGACCAGGTGTTCGACCGGTACGTAGAAGCTCCGGTACGTGCGGGAACCGACACCGCCGAGAAATTCCTCAAGGTCGCCAACCCCGCCGCCATTAGCAGTACGCTGGACCCACTCAGCCTGGTGCAAACCGTGGCAGGTCGCGCCTCGTTCAAGACCGACCACAAGGCGATGATCAGCATCCGCGACTACATTGACAAGCGCGGTACCGTCGATGGCAAGCGCCTGCTCGACGATTTCAGCAACGATCCGTTCGGCTGGTCACCCGATACCACGCGCTACATCGTGGCCGCCATGCTCATGGCGGGCGAAATCAAACTCAAGGTCTCGGGGCGTGAGGTCACAGCTGCAGGGCAACAGGCGATCGACGCGCTGAAGACCAACAACTCCTTCAAGCAGATTGGCGTCGCGCTGCGCGACGAGCGTCCGTCCATCGAAACGCTCGGTCGGGCGGCAGAGCGGCTCACTGAACTGGTGGGCGACATGGTTATTCCATTGGAGCAAGAGATCAGCAAGGCAGCAGCAAAGCACTTCCCGCGTTTCCAGCACGACTACGGCTCCTTGGCCGAAAAGCTCAGTGGCCTTGGATTGGCGGGCAGTGACCGCATCCGCACCTTGAACCAGGACATTGCCGACGTCCTGTTCACCGATGCCTCAGACGCTCCACAGCGCCTGGGCGCCGAAACCTCCGCGATTTACGATAACCTCAAGTGGGCGCTGGAAGTGAAGCGCGTACTCGACAACGGGCTCGAAGCCACCCTTCGGGATCTTCAGGCCCATCGCCGTGATATCGAGGCCTTGCCGGATACCGGCGTGCCAGGGGAGCTGCGCCGCGAACTTGCCGAGGACCTGGGAACCCTGTCAGAGCGCCTGGGCAAAGAAGATTTCTACAAACACACCGCCGACTTCAATTCGCAGCTCACCCATCTGAAGAGCCGCGTGCGCGATGCTGTCATCACGCTTTCCGATCAGCAAAAGCTGCGTTTGAAGGAAGGTGTAGAGGATCTGCAGCGCATACCCGAGTGGGAAGAACTCACCCAGGAGGAGCGCGGCAACGCCGTGAACCGGCTGGACGGGCTCGCCCTGACAGCAACACAGGATCTGGCTGGACTCAAGAAGCTGTTGGCCCGCGACTACGACATCAACAGCACCCTCGACAACCTGAAGCGGTCGATCCAGCGCCAGGGCCAGGAACGCCTGCGCCAGCGCATGGAAGAAGAGCGGGCCAAGACCGGCGAGAAAGGCCCGGCCAAGCTCACCAAGTCGATCGCCGTGCCGGTGAAGATGACTTCGGCGGCGGACATCGACGCGCTGATTCAGCAGCTTCATGAAATCAAGGCTCAGCTCGCGCTGTATGCCGAGATCGAAGTGTCTCTTGTTGTGGGTGACCAGCCTGGAACGGGTGGGAACTAAGCATGGAACTGACTACCAGATCCAGGCAACACATCGAGCAGGTCGCAGGCGAGGCGCTCACCCAGCTCGACAGCATCTCTACGGCTGCAAAACGCAACCTGCACGATGGTCGAAAGCTGGGCTCCGATGCCTTGGCGAGCGTCAATACGATGACGTCTAGCTCGGCCATCCAGAAACTGGATCGGATCAGCCAGGCGAACCGAGAGAGCTATCAGGTATTGGCAGCCGAGCCTGCGATCGCCCGTGTCGTTGTTGTGGATGAGGAAGGCGACGAGCGCACCTATTACATCTGTCGAACCACGCCGGTTTCGGGTTTTCAGAATCTGGCCAGTTACCGTGCCCCGGTTGGTCGTCTGGCCTCTTTGGCAATCGGGGCTGAATTCGCCCTGCCCAATGGCACCGTTGTCGAGGTCTTGGAGCGCGCTCAACTCCGCCCCGCCGCTCTGGCCGATGGCTGGGATTCGCGCGACACCGTGGTGGAAGCTGAGCATTTCGGCCCACTCACTATCGAGTCGTTGCGAGCGCTACTGATTGAGGTTGCCGGAGAAGAAGTCACCGAAGACCTCCTGGGTCAATTACTGGCCGAAGAAACCGTCAAGGCCAACATCATCGACGGCGTGCGCCGAAGCGTCATCACCAAGATGGGGCTGCGCGATCAGCCCGTTCTGGACCAATACCAGGATGAGATTTTTCGCCTTCCCCTCGACAAGCGCTTGCTGATTCTTGGTCCGCCCGGCACGGGTAAGACGACAACCTTGATTCGTCGTCTCGGCCAGAAGCTCGACACTGCCTTTCTGGACGAAGGCGAACAACGTCTGATTGAGACGGTGGCAACCACCCAGGGCGTCTCGCACGCCAACAGCTGGCTAATGTTCACGCCCACCGAATTGCTCAAGCAGTACCTTAAGGAGGCTTTTGCGCGTGAAGGCGTTCCCGCCTCCGATCTGCGCATTAGAACCTGGCAGGACTACCGGCGCGAACTGGCCAGAAACGCTTTCGGCGTTCTTAGAACCGCATCGGGTGGTGGCATCTTTGTACTGAAAGACAGCCTGCCAAATCTGAGTGGTGAGGCGCTGGATCGCCCGATTCATTGGTTCGACGATTTCAACACATGGCAGCGCAATCTCTACGTGCAAGAGCTGCATGAAGCGGCCAACATGCTCCGCGAAGGCAAGGCGCCAGATGTCCAGCGCTTGGGCGATCGGCTGCACAGCATTCTGACGCAAGCGGGCGATGGCGCGTTGGCTTCCACCTTCGGGTCCTTGGCAGCCGAGCTCCCGAAAGTACAGGCACTCGTTGCCAGCCTGAAAGAAGCCTCTGACGGAAAGATCAAAGCCGCACTCAACCTCCAGCTCAACCGCCACCGGGCATTTCTAGATGAGTTGGCGCGCTTCATTGATGGTCTGCAGCAAGTCCAGGCCACCGATGCAGATGAACAAGACGAACTCGATGCTGACGAGGAAGAAGACACCACGGCACCACGCACCGGTCGTGCCGCTGCTCTCAACGCCTACATGCAAGCGGTGCGAGCCCAAGCCCGTGCGGCAGCATCAAAGCGCGCGGTCAGCAAGTCATCACGCAACGGAAAAATCATTGAGTGGCTGGCAGAGCGTGGCCTGACAGAAGCCGACCGCGCCGAAGTGGGTGCGAGTCTGCTCGTGCAGACCAACGCGCGCCGCTTCGTGAACCCGGTCAAGCGTTATCTCGACGGCATTCCCAAGCGCTACCGTGCGTTCCGGCGCGAACGCCAGCAAGCCGGGAGCTGGTATCGCAACGAAGGCTTCGAAGCCCGCGATATCCATCCGCTCGAACTGGACATTGTGCTGCTCGCCATCCTGCGCGCCGCAGGCGACCTGATCAGCCGGCCCAACGTGCAGCGAGATATCGACAGCCCCGCTTGGTCGGCACTCCAGCCCATCCTGGGGCACTACCGCAACCAGGTCTTGGTGGATGAAGCCACCGACTTTTCGCCTATCCAGCTGGCCTGTATGGCCGCCCTGGCGCATCCACGGCTGCGCTCATTCTTTGCCTGCGGCGACTTCAACCAGCGCCTGACCACCTGGGGTGCGCGGTCCGCCGATGAAATGAAGTGGGTCTTTGCCGACTTCGACATCCAGGAGATCTCCGTCTCCTATCGGCAGAGCAAGCAACTGAACGATCTGGCTCGCGCCATGATCCGCGCCGTCGGCGGCACCGAGCAGAACGTCAGCTTGCCCGCACACGTGGATAGTGGCGGCGTAGCGCCCGCGCTCCTGGAGCACGCCACAGACACAGCAATCGTGGTGAGTTGGTTGGCAGACCGCATCCGAGAGATCGAGCGTTTCGTCGGTCAGCTGCCGTCCACCGCCATCTTTGTGAATACTGAAGACGACGTGGTACCGGTTGCTGAGGCACTAAACGCAGTCCTGTCCGAGCACAACATCCAGGTCATTGCCTGCCGCGAGGGTCAGGCGGTGGGCCAGGAAAGCAATGTGCGCGTCTTCGACATCCAGCACATCAAGGGCCTGGAGTTCGAAGCGGTGTTCTTCGTCGGAATTGACCAGCTCGCCGCATTGCACCCAGCGCTCTTCGACAAATACCTGTACGTGGGCACCACCCGTGCGGCCACTTACCTGGGTGTGACCTGCGACGGCGCTTTGCCGCCCGCCATCGAGAGCCTGCGCGCTCACTTTGGCCAGGATTGGCAAGCGCCTGGTTCACAGCAAGCAGGCACAGAACAATAGGAATTGATTGATGGCCTTCGACCAAACAACAAGAAACCGTTTGCAGCGCTTCGTCAACGATGCGCGCCGCGTGCTGGAAGAGGAGTTCACTCGCCAGCTACAGAACGACTACGGCATGGACCCCAACGCGGGCACCGTGGCCGATCTGGCCAGTCTGCGGCACATCAATGACGCCCAGCGCGAAACCGCCCGGATCCTGCGCGACACCCTGGCCCACTACACCGCCAGCGGCGACATGAACGTTATGCAGGGACTGGATCGCATCGTGCGCGAGCAGGCCTTCACCGTGCTCAATCGCCTGGCCGCGCTGCGCATGGCCGAGGCGCGTGGTCTGTTGGTTGAATCGGTCGGCAATGGTTTCCAGGCCAAGGGCTTTCAGCTCTACGCGCGCCTAGCTGGCACCGGCCTGGGCGAAACCGGCGATGCCTACCGCGTGTACCTGTTCAGCGTGTTCGATGAGCTCGCCCAAGACCTGCCGGGCCTGTTCGACCGCTACTCACCGCAGGGCCGCCTGTTCCCGCGCGAGGCAGCACTGCTGCAAGTGCTGAATCTGATCCACGATGCCGACATCGCCCTGCTGTGGAGTGAGGACGAAACCATCGGCTGGATCTACCAGTACTTCAACTCCAAGGAAGAGCGCAAGGCCATGCGCGATGCCAGCCAGGCGCCGCGCAATAGCCGCGAACTTGCGGTACGCAACCAGTTCTTCACGCCGCGCTACGTGGTTGAGTTCCTAGTGGACAACACCCTCGGGCGTCTCTGGTTCAACGTCACGGGCGGGGCCACCGGCCTACGTGATCGTTGCCAGTACCTGCTGGTGAAGCCGGACGAAACGCCTCAAGCCGCCATCAAGCTGCGTGACCCCCGCACTCTCAAGCTGCTGGACCCGGCCTGCGGCTCCATGCACTTCGGCCTATACGCCTTTGATCTGTTCGCCGATATCTACCGCGAAGCATGGGCCTGGGAACAACAGCACGGCCCCGGCTCGTTGGATGTCTCGACTCAGCCCAAAGCGGAGCTGAAACCACTGAGCCAGACTTACAAGGACGAGGCGGCATTTCTGCGCGACGTTCCGCGTTTGATCATCGAACACAACATCTACGGTGTGGACATCGATCCGCGCGCCGCGCAAATCGCGTCGCTGGCGCTGTGGCTGCGGGCGCAGCGCGCCTGGCACGACGCCGGTTTGAAGGCCAGAGAACGGCCGCTGATTGGCCGGGGCCATGTGGTCGCCGCCATTGCGCCGCCTGCAGAACGCGAGTTGCGCCAGCAACTTGCGGCCAACCTCGATCAGCGCGATGCCGAGCTGTTCGAGAAGACCCTCCAACTGCTCAAGGGGCTGCCGGAAATGGGTGTGCTGCTCCAGGTCGAACGGGAGCTGCCTCACTTGATTCGTCAGGTTTATGTCGGCAAAGGTACTGGCTTGTTTGCCCAACAGGAGCAGGAGAACTGGCAGCAAGCAGAGGCACGGCTGCGACAGGCACTCACCGAATTTGCCCATGCCGCGAAATCGACCTACCAGGGGCGGCTGTTTGCACAGGACGCGTTGCAGGGTCTGCGGCTAATCGATCTCTGTCGAGAGGTGTTCGATGTGGTGGTTATGAATCCACCATTCGGGGCGTTAGCGGCAAACACAAAGAATCAGCTCGCCAAGGCATATCCGCGTAGCAAAAACGACTTGCTGGCCATTATGGTGGAGCGGGGCCTGGAACTGCTGCGCCCTGGCGGACGCATTGGTGCAATAACGTCGCGGACATGTTTCTTCTTGACGACTTATCGTAACTGGAGAGAAGGCGTTGTACTCGGTATTGCCAAACCTGAAGCGATGGCTGATTTAGGCCATGGGGTGATGGACGACGCCATGGTTGAGGCGGCAGCGTACGTATTGGAGAAACAAGCATGACTACTTTCTTGCGATTGCTCGCCGAAAAGGAAAAATCAACTGCGCTCCTGGCTACCTGCGCCGCTGTGAGAGCCGGACAAAGCGAATCAAGAGTTTTTGATGCGCGACCTGACTCTTTCCGCGCGGTACCCGGGGCGCCGTTTGCATATTGGGTTGGCGACCAACTCAGAGACCTGTTCTCAAACCATCCTGCGTTTGAGCGACATGACAGAACGGCAAAAGCGGGATTGGCGACGAATGATGATGCGCGATTCTTGCGACTCTTCTGGGAGATAGCCACCCCAGAAGCCTTGTCAAATTCGGAATGGGTGCCGTTGGCCAAGGGCGGTTCACCATCGTCCTTCTATTCCGACTTGCCTTTCGTCGTACTTTGGACAAATGACGGGGTTGAACTGAAAGCTTTCGCGTCCGCATATCGTTCGTCCCATGGCTGGGGTGATCAATGGACGGCCATGATCAATGCCACCGAGTTCTACTTTCGTCCTGGATTTACGTGGCCGCTTCGAGCGTCGCACTTCGCTCCATCGGTGTTGCCTGCGGGATGTGCATTTAGCAAAAGAGGCTGTGGCGGTTTTTCTCCCGATGAAGACCTGCTTTGGTTGATTGGGTTGCTCAGCAGTTCGTGCGCTGATTTCATTTTTAAGCTTTTGCTCGGGCGATTTGGCCACCCAGAATTTGCCGGCGGTGCGCTCCAGCGGATGCCAATCCCAAGTGTCGAACGGGATAAGTCTGATCGTCTAACGTCTCTGGTTCTTAAAGCCTGGTCGCTTAAGCGCACGCTCAACACCATCGAAGAAACATCGCATTCCTTTTTGCTGCCAGCCATCTTACGTGGCCGTACGGGCGAGTTCGCGCCCGAAGCCATCGAAACCGACCTCACAAAGATTCAGGCCGAGATCGACGATGTAGCCTTTGACATCTATGGATTCTCCAGCACTGATCGTGCCACCGTCACTCAGACAGTAGCCACTGAGGACGGCGCCACAGATCAAGAAGATGCCGAGGATGAGGAAGAAGAGCAGGTACCTGCCGACAGACAATCAGCGTTACTTTCGTGGTCTGTCGGTGTAGCCTTTGGTCGCTTCGACTGGCGCCTGGCCACCGGCGAGCGCGCGGCACCGCCCGAGCCAGAGCCCTTCGACCCATTACCAGCCAAAAGTCCTGGCATGTTACCGGATGGTGATGAGTCATTTCACTCCCACGTTGGCATCCTGGTAGACGAGCAAGGGCACCCGCATGACCTCGCGCGTTTAGTGGAGGAAGTGCTAGTTCGCGTTGAGGTGCCAGTGCCGGAGGATGTTCGCCACTGGTTACAGCGAGAATTTTTCCCCTTCCATCTGCAGCGCTACTCCAAGAGCCGCCGCAAAGCACCCATCTACTGGCCGCTGAGCACCACTTCTGGTAGTTACACGCTGTGGGTCTATTACCCCACCCTCAGCAGCCAGACGCTCTATACCGCCATCAACGACTTCGTCGAGCCCAAGCTCAAACAAGTCGGCACGGACGTGACCGTGCTGCGCAACAAAGGTTCTGCCCGCACTCGCGACGATGAAAAACAGTTCGAAGCCCTGCAAGCCTTTGAGCTGGAGCTGATCGAGCTGCGCGACATTCTGCTCAAGCTCGCACCGACCTACAAGCCAATCCATGACGACGGCGTACAGATCAGCGCCGCACCGCTGTGGCCGTTGTTCCGTCACAAGCCATGGCAAAAGATGCTCAAAGACACCTGGGCCAAGGTGGAAAAAGGCGACTACGACTGGGCGCACCTGGCCATGAATTACTGGCCCGAACGTGTGCGTGAAAAGTGCAAGACGGACAAGTCGCTCGCCATCGCCCATAGTCTGGAGGATTTATACATCGAGCCTGAGTCAGCGCCGAAGAAGACGCGTGGTCGGAAGAAGACCGGAGGCGATGAATGATTCAGGACGTCAAAGCGTTGCCGGTCAGCTTCTACTTCAGCCCCGATGGGACAACGTCATTCTTCATTCCCAAGTACCAGCGCGAATATGTATGGGGCAGCAAGAACTGGGATGCGCTGTTCAATGACCTGGAGGAGTCGCCCAGCGGGCACTTCTTAGGTTCCATCATTTGCGTGAACACCCAGCAAGATGGCATGGCCGGTAGCCGACTAGAGTTGATCGACGGCCAACAGCGGTTTACCACCATCAGCCTGTTGTTCTGTGCGTTCTACGACAAGCTGAATGCCATTCTGAATCCTGATCGCCGCCTGCTGGTGGAGCTGGACAACCTGGAAAGCCGCATTTTCGTCCGCACCTCTGGTCAGTGGCGTCTGGAACCCAGCGAGCAAGCACAGAACAAGACCGATTTCCAAAAGGTGCTGAGTGATCTGTTCCCCAAACAGGTAAAAGCGCCGAAGGGCTTGAGCAACTTCGGCAACCGCCGCATTGCGCGCGCTTACCGCTACTTCTGCGAGCGACTTGATGGGCTGAGCCAGGACAGCGCACTGGCCCTGCTGGAGAAGCTCAAAACCGCCATGTTGGTCAAGATCGAGGTGCGCAGCCATTCCGATGCCTTCATGTTGTTCGAGTCAATCAACAACCGGGGGATCCCGCTCTCGGCCATCGACATCATCAAGAACAATTTGCTGGCCGAATTGGACAAGTGCCCCGACTATGGCATCGACCGGGCATTTGACGAATGGAAAGACCTGATCGACCTGTTGCCCGACTCGGCGGTGCAGGAGCGCTTTCTGCGCCAGCTGTACAACATGTTCAAGTACCTCAAGCGGGTGGAGGTAAAAGGCTGCACCCGCGCCACGCGCTCGAACCTGATCACCATCTACGACACCCTGCTGCGCAAGCGCCCGGTGTGGCTGTTCGGCGCGCTGCAGGCCAAGGGCAAAACCTACTCGGCGCTGCTCAACCCCACCATGGCAAAAGAGGAATGGGGAGACGCCGCCGCAGTCGCCTTGCAGGACCTCCAGCGCTTGGGGGCCGCGCCGGCTTATGCATTCTTGCTGTGGGGCAGCCAGGTAGCGCAGAGCCAGAAGTGGACTGAGGGTGACGCATTGAGCCGCTTGGCCGCCTTGCTCACCAAGTGGTTCTTCTGGCGCAACCTCACCGATATGCCGCCCACCCGCGAACTCGACCCGATGTTCATGGAGCTGGTGAGCCACTTGCTGACGCAGATTCGCAGTGGCGAGATCACGACGCTGGACGGCTTCATCCAGCAAACCAGTGATTGGTTGCTGGCACGAGCAACCCCGCAAGAGGTTTGTGAGTCGCGCCTCAAGGGCGACGTGTACCTCGAGAATTACGAGGCCACGCGGTTCATGCTCTGCAAGCTGGAAGAGACACACCAAACCCGGGAAAACAAACGCGACCTGTGGGCACATGACGCCAATGACCGCCCCGTATTTACCGTTGAACACATCCTACCGAAGACCGAGAACTTAGGACCGGGCTGGGTGACGATGCTCGAAGGGGCTCATAAAGGTACTGCGGCTGCCATTCGCGAGCGCTGTGCTCACCAGCTCGGCAACCTGACTCTGAGTGGCTACAACTCGAAGCTCGGCACAATGGAGTTCTTGAAGAAGCGGGATCGCAAGAACGATCAGGGCGATTTCATTGGCTATCGCAACGGTTTGTACCTGAATGCCGACTTGGCTAGCCAGGATGATTGGAACGAGGCCGCCATTACGGCGAGAACAGACAAGATGCTCAAGGAGGTGATGTCCATCCTGAGCCTGCGGGGTGACAAATGACGATTGCGGAATTCATTCGAGAAAGCGTGCTGCGACCGCGCCTGAAACAAGCTGGCGCCTTGGTGGTGTATGACGCCGACAAGCGCTACCGCGAGCAGTGTTTCGATCTGGCCACCGACAAGGTGCGAGTGGTCGATGCGTCTGAAAGCAGCATCGAAAGCCGTGAGGCGGCGCTGCAGGCACTGCGCGAGGTGGGGCAGCCCAAGGCACCGTTGGAAGGGGTGTTGATCTATGTGCCCGCCAAGCGCCCGGAAACCGACGAGCAGAAGCAAGCTGATCCATTCGCCCTGTACGCAGAATGCGGCGCGGTGTTCCCGCAAGATGATGGCGACGAGTATCTGAGCCTATGTCTGCGCGCCAGGCCGGATCACGCGACCGAGATTCGGCAGGTGTTTGCCGCATCTCACTCTGGGCCGACCTATGCAGTGATCGATGCCATTGGCGGCGGTGTGAGCTGGCCCCAGTTACGAGCCACTCTGCGGGTTGAGTCCGGCCGCGAGATTCTGGCTGCACTACTGGCCCCCAGTATAAGCCAATCCGAAGCTCTCAAGGGGCAGGAAGGCTGGGTACAAGAGGCGCATGACTTCCTCCGCGCTACCTTGGGTCTGAGCGTAAAGACGCGCAGCAAGACCTGGTCTGCCCTGGCGGATGAACTGTGGCGTTACGTGCTGTTCAGTGAGTTTGTATTTGATCTGCCAGTGGCGCTGCCGGACACCCTGAAGGGTGTGCCACACGCACCGATGGAAGCCAGACCGATCGTCGAGGATGTGTGCGACCGGCTGCGCAGCGATCCGAAGTCACGCGCGATATACATCGAGCGCGCTGAGACCACCGAGGCGGAACTCAATCTGACCGATCTTTGTGGTGCGATTGAAGACCTGGGCGAGCGCGACACCTTCCCCTTCGAGGAGCGAACCTTCCTGCGCACAGCGATCAAGGGAATTGTCAGCGGCGACACCGATGCCACTCGCCATGTGCTGACTCGCCATAAGAGCTCGGTATGGCTCGGCAAGGGCGAAAGCCAGGCCCAGTGGGAGTTGGTGCGGTCTGGCTTGAGCCTAGTTGAGGCTTGCGACGATTTTGAGCGCCAGCTCCCGGATCACGCCCGCTCGCAAGCGGAGCTGATCGACTTCTACCTGGGCAGCCTACGCGAGGCAGATCGCTTGCAGCGCGAGTTTGAGCAAGCGGCGGGCGACTTCCTCGACCCACATGGCTTGATGCATGAGGTGATTGGCCAGGCTCGGGCCCGCTATCGGCGTTTGGCCGAAAAGGTCCAGGGCGTGTTCGTGAAGCACGTTGAGACTACGGGGTGGCCGCCGACTGGGCGATTGGCCAACTCCGATACCTTTGATCGCCTGGTGGCAGATCGCCTCAAGGAAAGCGGGCGCAAGGTCGCATACCTGATGGTGGACGCCCTGCGCTATGAGCTGGGCGTGGCGCTCGAAAAACTGCTGGCGGAGGATGGGCCGGTGGAGCTGCAAGCAGCCTATGCGCAGCTGCCGACCATCACCCTGGTAGGTATGGCGAGTTTGCTCCCTGGTGCACGCACGGGGCTGACACTGTCACTGGAGAGCGATTCACTGGTACCGAAGTTGGCGGGTACTCCAGTAAGCAACGTCCCGCAGCGTATGAATGTGCTGTCCAAGCGGTATGGCGATCGCTTCGCGGAAATGCCGCTCAACGATTTTGTACGCGGCAATCCGAAGATCGCAGACACCGTCGATCTGCTGGTGCTACGCTCCACGGAAATCGACAGCCAACTTGAAAGCAACCCCGAGACAACGCTAGGCCTGATCCCCGGCACGCTCAAGCTGATCCGAGTCGCGCTACATAAGCTGCGTGGCATGGGCTTCAAAGAGGCGGTAATCGTCACCGACCATGGCTTCTTCCTCAATGCTCATGCGGAGGCCGGCGATGTGTGCGTGAAACCGCAAGGGAAATGGCTGGTGAATGCCCACGACCGCATGATGCTAGGCGACGGCACAGCCGACGCACATAGCCTGGTTGTCGGCGCAGAAAAGGTCGGCATTCGCGGTGATTTCACACAAGTGGCGCTACCTCGCAGCATGGCTCCCTATCGCTCAGGGCACGTGTATTTCCACGGCGGGGCGTCCCTGGCGGAGGCCGTTGTGCCGGTGCTGGTGGCCCGGCTGGATACCGCTTCCCATGCGGAATTGCGCAAGGTAGTGGTGGATCTGAGTTACAAGAACGGAGCCAAACGAATAACTACGCGATTGCCGGTCATCGAAGTGATACTGGTGGCCGACGACATGTTCTCACAAGATCTGAGCGTGGAGATATTGGTGGAAGCACAGGACAGCAAGGGCAATGTGGTAGGAGAGCCGCGCCCAGGCGGCGATGTGAACCCCGCGACCAGAACCGTGACCCTGATGCCAGGCAAGCGCAAACAGATTGCGCTGCGAATGGATGATGAGTTCAGAGGCAAGTTCTCGGTCAAAACGCTGAACCCCACAACCCTGGCCGCCTACAGCAATCTGGCGCTTGAAACCGACTATACGGAATGAGCCCTATGGACGAACTCGACCAAAAGCTAAACTCCACATTCGACGGTAAGGTGCTCCGCAAGGACCTGCTGCATCGAATCAAGAAAGGCACCAACGTCCCGACGTTCGTTCTGGAGTTTCTGCTCGCCAAATATTGCGCTAGCAATGACCAGGCAGAGATGGACGCTGGCATGGAAGCTGTGCTCTCGTCGCTGCAGGAAAACTACGTTCGGCCAGATGAAGCCAATGCGGCTCAGTCCAGGGTGGCCACGAAGGGCAAGCACCGCTTCATCGATAAGGTTCATGTTCGCTATGTTGAAAAGGAAAAGCGCCACTGGGCCTCGCTGGAGAACTTCAACTCGCAGCGCATTGCCATTGGCGAGAAATTCTACCGGGACAATGATCGCTTGCTGGAAGGCGGCATTTGGGCAGAAGTCACCTTGGCGCACAACGACATTGATGAGGATGATTACGCGTTCTCGATTGAGGACCTGCGCCCCATCCAGCTGACTCGCTTTGACTTCGAGCGATATACAGAAGGGCGTGCGGCGTTTACGCGTGATGAATGGCTCGCGGCGGTGTTGCGTTCCGTTGGTCTGGAGCCTAGTAAGCTCTCGAAGCGCGTGCAGATGCACTTCATCGCCAGGTTGGCTGCGTTGGTCGAACCCAACTACAACTACATCGAGCTAGGGCCACGCGGCACCGGCAAGTCCTATTTTTTCAGCGAGTTCTCTCCCTACGCCACCTTGATTTCGGGGGGGCAAGCGACCAAGGCAACGCTGTTCTACAACAACGCACGCCGAAAAGTGGGGCTGGTCGGATTTTGGGACACAGTGGCTTTTGACGAGGTGGGCGGCATCAAAGTTAAAGACCCGGATACCATCCAAATCATGAAGGACTTTATGGCCAACGGACGCTTTTCACGTGGGGCCGAAGTCATTGCCGATGCAAGCCTGAGCTTTGTTGGGAACATTGACGTGTCGGTGCAACAGGTTGTGAATTCTAACGAGCATGACCTTTTCCAACCGCTTCCGCTCGAGTTGGACTTGGCGGTCATGGATCGCTTTGCAGCGTATATTCCAGGCTGGGAAATGCCAAAAAACAGTAGCGAGTTCTTGACCAGCAACTACGGTTTTATCACCGATTACTTGGCAGAGGCCTTCCACTATCAGTTCAAGCATACGAATCGTTACGAGGAAGTTAATAAGCGCATCCGGCTCGGCAAGGCTATCGAAGGGCGCGACGAAAAGGGGATTAAAAAGACCGTTTGCGCCTTCTTGAAGATACTTCACCCGCATGGACCGCCCTCTGACGACGAGTTTGAGGAATACGTTGCCTTCGCGACGGAATGTCGTCGTCGAGTCAAGGAGCAGATGAACAAGCGCAAGCCGGATGACGAATTCGCGAAGATTAATCTCTCCTACTTCAATGCCAGCGGTGAAGAGGTGGTGGTCTTCTGCCCAGAATCGAAGGACGTGTCTGCGACGCAAGAGCCGGCTCGTCGTCGTTTGAATAGGGCTGATGGCCAACTCTGCGCTGCAGTCGAAGCGCTGCCGGAGTCGCCTGTAGCGAAACCCGCAACCGCCCAAGCACCGATTGCTACGCCAGCAGCAGAGGTTACGTTGTCATCGGTAGAGCTTAAAGAACAGCACTTTACTATCCTTTATGGCGATACCGGGTACAGCTATGAGTCCATCCTCGGCCCCTACTTGCGCGGGGCGAAGTCAGTCGTGATCGAAGACCCGTACATCCGGTTGCAACATCAAATTCAGAACTTCGTTCGCTTCTGTGAAACGGTTTTAAAGGCAGGAACGGTTAAGAAGATCAGTCTGATCACTGGATACGACGACAAGACCCAGTTGGTTGATATTGCCGAGAAGCTCGACGAGCTCAAGCAGAGTCTCTTGGAATTGGATGTCGAGTTAGAAGTGAAGCTCAACCCGAACATCCATGACCGTGAGGTTCGCCTCGACAACGGCTGGATCATCAAGATTGGGCGTGGCCTCGATTTCTATCAAAAGCCTAGCGGCTGGTTCGAGATCGGGGCAAACGACCTTTCGCTTCGAAAATGTTTAGAGACGAAAGTGGACATCTTCCGTAGTGAATAGGCGGGTTGTCGACATCGCTACAGAATTTTGGAACCGGGTATGAAACCGGGTACAAATAAGGTAAAAATAAGTGATGTTGGGCTGCAGAGCGAGTTCTTGAGGCTACTTCTTGTTCAACGTCTAAGCACGAGTACCCCGGCCCCCCCTGGGCCGGGATCGGCAACATATAGTCCGGATAGCGCTCCCGCAGTGCATTCAATTCGGACAGCGTACCGGACAGACGCCGCCGTACCGCCT